GCTCTATGCCTTTGCCTAGCCCCCTGTAGCACGCTCGTACGTTCGACACGCGGGGGTTTGTGTGTTTGTTTGGTGTGGTGTGACCGTGTTATTGATAATGGTTATCGTTATTGTTCGACTGTTCGAACGGTTTGTGTTGGTTGTGTGTGGGTAGGGTGCTTGACGGGTCACGTGCAAGCGCGCTTTGCCATAATGGGACATGTCGGCAACGACGGCAACGAACGAAAGGAACAACAATGGCAGTCATCAAGAATGATAACGGTAAGATTGAGATTATGCAGTATGGTGTGTCGGTGAAAGAGTATACCGAAGACGGTAAGCGTTATGTCAAGATTAATGAGTCGGTTTGCGAGGTCGATGATAGCATTGATAGGGGGTGTTTGCTGTTTAATCTGCTGTATTGCACGCCGTCTTATTTGATGAAGTGTTTTATTTGATTGACAAATATACCCGCTAGCTGTGATGCGTAGCGGGTATATTTGTTTTTAAGTTTTTTACCAATCTGCTGTGACGGTGAATCCTAGTGGTGTGTCGATTGTTCCGCCGCCTAGTACTGGGAAGGTAGATATTTTGATTGTGTCGCTGATGATGAAGAGTGCCGCGCCGTTTCCGCCTTGGGTTATTGCGGGTACCCATGTGTTCGGTGTGTCCGCATCGTCGTATACACGTTGTGCCCATTCTTCGATTGCGAGCCCGTTTGTGAACCATGCTGTGCTAATGCCTGATTTGCATTGCAACGTGTATGTGATTGTGCCGCCGCTTGCGGATATCCATAGGTTGATGGGTTTTTCCGCTTGGAATTGGTATAGTCGTGTGCGTTGACGTCCTGTATAGTTGCCCTCGATTGCGGTGTGGATGTAGTTGGCTATGATTTTGCACCCGTTGTTGTTGGGGTGTATGTCGGTGTCGTTGAAGTATTCGGCGTCACCGAGTAGCCATGTCCACGCCCACGGTACTGTGATGATGTGTGCGTTTGATTGTATTGCACCGCGTATGATTGCACCCGCGTTTGATTTCCATTTTGCGCTGGGTGGTTTGTGGTCCCACATGAGTGGTACTGCTAAAATTTTTGCGTTTGGGTATGCCTGTCGTAGATTGCTGTATAGCTGTTTTGCCGCGGGGGTGAGTGTTTCTTGTTTTTGTGTTGTGTCAAGGTCGTTGCGGCTACCACCGACTACTACGATTTTGACGTTGTTGTTGTTGATTGAGGTGTCAGCGAGTGCCTTATTGAGTTGTTGTTGGTATGTGCCCGTTTTTGTAATATATCCGTTGCCCGATACCGCGAAGTTTTTTAGGGTTAAGTTTGGATGCAATTTACCGAGTTCGATTGCCCATGAGTGTTCGGGTGTGCTTGCGTATGAGTCGCCGAACGTGATGAGAAAGTATTGGTTGGTGTCTGGTTGTAGCGCGGTGTTGATTTTGTTGTGTAGCGCGGTGGCTTTATCCACTGTCTCAGCGCCTAATGCGGTTAGTGCGTTGGTGTTGTTTAGAGTGTCCGTATGGTTTTGCTCGATAGCGTTGATATGCTCACCGGCGCTGGTGTTGTCGGTGATGCCCATGTATGCGAGTAGATGGTGCGCGTTTTCACCGTTTGCGATATTGGTTGCTAACGCGGTTGCTTTTTCGGGGGTGTCAGCACCGAGTGCGGTTAGGTTTGTTTTGAGTGCGGTTAGGTTTGTTTTGAGTGCGGTTAGGTTAGCGTTTGCCGTGTTGACACCGTTGGAGATGTTGAGCATGTCGGTGTCGATGCTACGCATGGCGGAATTGTAACCGTCTCGTAAATCGGCTGGTGTGTTGTCTTGATAGAGTGGGAGATTGAAGTTTGTGGTGTGGCCGTATCCGTCTGCCATGATAAACTCCTGATTTATTTGAGGTTTTTGATGATTTCCAGCTGTACATCCAGCTGATGTAGTTTGAGGTCGATAAGATTCATTGCCCGGTTGTATCCGTCGCGTAGGTCTTGGGGTGTGTCAGCCATGTATAGCGGCAGATTGTACCACGGTGTTTCGTCGTATTTGTCGTTCATAGTTTACCTTTCATTGCGAGTCGGTTACGAACGGTAGCCCCTCGGCGGTGAGTTGGGTTTTTGCCAAATCGGCCACCGTGTATTCCGCGCTGGTTGTTGCGGGCGTTTTGTTCAGAAAATGCCCTAGCGTGGTGCCCAGTTGTGTCGCGTTACTGCTGTTAAGCCCGAGTGCGGTTAAAAATTCCGTTATTCCGTCCGGTAATTGGGGTGCACTTGGTAGTGAGTCGATGCGGATGTTGGTGCTTTTAATTTGCGCATCGATGGTGTCCATCGACTTGTTATAACCGGTGAGTAGGTCGGGACTGTCTGTAGGTTGGTATTTTTTGAGCTTGTAATTAGAGGTTTCAAGCATTTTTTACTACCTTTCTTTATAGTATTTGTTGTTGATTATACCATTGCGTAGGGCGTCTACTGTCAGTGGTTTCGGTGATGGCGTCTGGATTGGTTCGTTTAGCTGTGTTACTCGGGGTTCGGGGTTTCCGAACACTGTTTTGTTGCCGATTACTGCCATTTCCAGACATGTCGTTGCGGCCGCCTGTTCGGCTGTCAGTGTCGCCATCTGGTTAGCGCGTGCGCCGAACACTGCCAACTCTCGGAACATGTTGCGCATGGCCTCACGGCTGGTGACGTTTTTACCTTGCGTCGGGTCGTATACCGGCAGTGTTTCCACGATTTTATCGAGCTGGGCGATTACGTTGTCCAGACTTGCGCCTAGTTTTTTGGTCAGCTCGTATAGGGTGGCTATGTCGTTGTCGTATTTGCCCTCATTGTCGTTGATGTATTTGATAGTGTCGGCTAGGTAGTGCATGATTTTGTCATACTCTAAGCATAGCCACTTGTACCTTTCTTCTTGCGAGTATACGTCCCAGTAGATTTTTGGAATTACCGGTGTGTATTCCGTTATCCACGGAAATTGATTAATGTCAATATCGCATGACATGATATGTTCCTTTCTATATTAATAAATGTTAAGACTTACTGAATAGAAGCATGAAAACAGCGAGTCCATGTCGTTGATAATCATTAAATCTATATCATTATAGTCCTTTATTTTTTCCATTTTTTCCAGAAAATTACCTTGTACGATAGTTTCAAATTGATTGTCGGTTGCGTTTGATGCGTAGTCCTGATTTTGCGGTGCTATCTGTGTCGCCGGAAAGTCACTAAACACGTTGCGGTTTTTGCCGTATGTGTCGCTGTCTTGTAGGATATCCACGCCGTTTTCGAGCGCTTGATATACGAGTTTGTATTTTGGCATGATTTCGTTGAATTTGCGCAATACCTCACGTTTCCAACTGCCGGGCGGCAATACGCCGATTTCCCTATCCCAAAAATGGTTATTGAATTTTTCGCATACGCGCGTGTATTGCTCGTCGTTGTATGAGTCCCAGTGCCAGCTCGGGTCCGTCCAGTCAACCCATTTGTCGGTGATAAGTTCACCTAGGGTGACTGTCACGACTGCGTGGAAATCACGTGGCGCGTCGCTCATATCATAGGGCGGTATCATCTGTATCATCTCCATTGTTCAGTTCGAATAGTTTTTGCAGATTATGGGTGATATTATAGTTGGCCGTTTCGTTGTCGCTACGCCATACCACGTCCAATGGTTTTTCGGCAAAATCGGTGAAATGCGTGTTAAGGTACTCGCACATTTTGCGTCGCTCGGTGAGCCCGTCCAATGCTATGAGGTTGGTCGGGTCCTGTTGCGAGTTGACCTCATCCTCGATTTGGCGCTCCGCCTTGAACGGTAGGTTTCCGATACCCAGAGCGCCGTATATCTGAGTCCAGATGTTCAAATAATTTGCCCATAGTTCGGTGCCGATGAACGGCACGTTGGTGGTCAGCGCTTGCACGTGCATGTCCTGTATGCCGTCCGTTGCCAAAACGATGAGTTCGCCGCCGCCGACCTGTTTTGCGAGGTTGGTCATGTCCAAGCGTTTTTCCTGTACACCGCTGATTATCATAGGGGTTTTCTGATGCACGCGGTTTTGTTGCATGGTGCGTATAATGTCGACTAGTTCGCGGCACCATAAGTCCACGCGGTCATTGAGGGGTGCGCGTAGATGATTGTCCCAGCAGTAGTAGCCGTTGGACGTGTTTACGTTGAAGCTGTAGCCGTTAAGGCCGAGAGCGCGCCATTTGCTCGGGTTTCCGTACATGTCGGGTGCCGATTCCCAGCCTCCCATTGTGAGCGAGAGCCACTGGTTAGCGTACGCGCCGCTACGTGGGTGTGCGATGGTCGCAATGCCCTGTGTATATAGGGTCAGTTCGAGAAACCGTTCGTCGCATGTCTGGGGTAGGTTAATCCAGTGATACCGTGTCAGCGCCATGTTCAGGACCTGATTTTTGAACATGGTGAACAAGCGGTTGTTGTAGCCTGCGGTCTGCCAGTATCGGTCACTGTTCCATTTTAGCCCGTTGCGTTTTTGACCCATTATCGTACCTCGCTTTTAGTCGTTGTTGTATATGCTACTGCCTATTGTATCGGGGTCGCGCCATACGGTGACGCCGGACTCGAACATGTCCTGAATTATATTGACTGCGCGTGCCGGTGCGCTGATGGCATAGATAAGCGCGTCACCGCGCCAGTAGGTGAACTTGCTTTTAACCAGCAGAGTCGGTGTTTCCACGTTTTGGCGCAACGTGTAGCCATACTGTAGAAAAGTGTCGCCGCAACGTCTGATTACGTCCGGCGATTGCGTCATGACTCGCACCTGTAGACCTCGGACACCCCAGATATCGGGTAGGGCGTCACCCTGTGACGCGGCGATTGTCACCGGCGCGGAACGGCGTAGGTCCCTGAGTTTGGCGGCGTATACGTCTTGTGCCTGTTCGAGGGCGGTTTGAGCGCCGAAAATGCCACTGTCGCGTTGCCGCTGATTGTTGGTCACTGCGGTGTTGCGGCTACGTGCCGCGTTTGCGTTGCCGGTGTTGACGTTGTTGGTTGTTACGTTGGTGGATAGCGTGTTGGTAGAGTCCGTCAAATCGGCGTTAAGTTTGTTTGAGCGGTTTGTAACGTCGGTTGCCAAGGTCATAGCGCGTGTTGTCAGGGTGCGATTAGTGGTTATCGCGTTGTTGGCCTTGCTTTCCATGGCTTGCAGATTAGCGTTATATACGGCCTCTTTGTTGGATAGCGTTACCGATGTGTTGTAGCCGCTGAGTCCCACCGACACGCCCGCGCCCGCGACTGCCGCGCCCGCCGCCAAGCTACCGCCCGCCGTAGCCGGTGCGGCTGCTAGGGAGATTGCCGCGCCCGCAATGGTGTTGACCGCCGATGATACGTTTGAGAGCACCGCTGAGTCAACGTTGGCTTCATACGCGGCGGTGGTCACCAATTTGTCAACGGACTTATCGGCACCCAGCTTAAAGTTGGACGTCACGACGTCCGCGTCTAGTTTTGTGTTATTGAGGCCTGTTATGTCTGTGCTAGCGGTGTTGGATAGGATGGTGTTGTATGTCGCGTTTTCGGTCTGTAGTTTGGTGTTGGCAACCGAGTTTGCGGCGCTTGCTTGTGTGTTGGTTAGGTTGGTTTCGGCGTTTGCGTTTGCGTTTGCGTTGCCCGTGTTGGTACCGCGCACGCTGGTGTGGTATGCGTTTAGGGCGTTTTCGCGAGCCTGTGTTCGGGCGCTACTGTCGTTGTCGTTGACGTATTTTACCGCGCTGTCTATCATCAGCGTGTACACCGGTATATCATGGGTGGATAACGCGTGATAGGCGCTGTCGGGTATGTCGGTGGTGTGGGACGTGTTGGTGAGGTCGGCCCATGTGTACTCGGTTTTGCCGTTGCCCGATACGCCTGTCAAAAACGTTTGCGCGGACAAATACGGGTATGCGAGGGATACGCGGCGCATTACCGCAAGATTGCCGGTGGTGTCTTCTACTCGTATGACTGACTCGTTGTTGTTTTCGTCGGTGATGGACAACCACGCATAGGGGGCCGTGTACAGTTTCGTCAGTCGCGCGTACTCGGACGGGTAGCCGAACGCGCTCGGTTGCAAGTCGATGTCAGCCAACAAGCTCGTTGCGGCGGGATTGATACGATAAATGTCAAAGCCCAGTAGTTTTGCGCCGCTGGTCGGGTTAATCATGTTGCGCGGCACGACGTAGCAAGCCTCGATAAGATTGTACGCCTGAGGTAGCCGTGTCGTGAGTTGGCCGAAAAAGTCGTGCCCGTATGCGTCGGCTGTTTTGAGGCCGATAATCGTATACCCGTTGGGCCGCGTGTTGTCTGCGGATATGCCGGTGGCGTTCGGCGCTGACACTCCGTCAAGACTAGGCACGCCGCCCCACTCATAACCGGTGACTTGGTACTGGTGCCCCCAGTAGTCGCCGGTGTCAGCGTAGACGGGCGGCGTGTCGGGCAACGTGTCACCAACCGGCGTGAGGCTGGTGAATTGCGTGTAGGTGCACTTGACCGCCAACAACAGCCACATTTCTCCAGTCGCAAGGGGGATGAACCTGTTGGATGCGGTCATCACGGGTGCGGCGGGCGCGTCCGGTTCGGGCGCGGTGAGTCCCCGGTTGTTGTGTATGGGGTCCATGAGATACGTTTCTACCGTCTCATACGCTTGGGCGACGTGGCCTTGTTCGACCATGATTCGCGGGATATCAACCGAGTTGATATAGGTAGTCCAGTAGTCCAATTCGAGGATGCACTCGGTGACAGTCGCGTTGATGCGGCGTGTGTCCACTACAAAATAGTACAGACGTGACACGTGGCGTGTGGAGTAGTCCAGTTGCTCGCCCTCGCCCGGCATGTCGGGTATCGTAACGACCAGATAGTTGGCATACTGCAACGCTTGATAGGGTATCGGCAGCCGCACGCTTTCCCCCGGTATGACGTTGAGCCCGCTATCCAGTTCGTATGCGGCGCCGGTCAGCTGGTCGAACCATGCGTCACGCTCGATATCGGTGTCCCATTTGACGCGGTTGGCGTCGTCCGCAGTCCAACGGACGGTGCATGGTTTGAGTGTGGTCTTGGACGTCCAGCGCGTGTAGTCGAAACTATTGGGATATTGCGAGTATACGCGCTCATTGTCGCCGGGGAAACCGGTAGCGTTTTGCAAATGTGGAAATTTGTTGGTCATGATTTTTTCTCGCTTTTCGTAAAATATTAGGGCCGGATACAACGAACATTGTATCCGGCCCTAATAGGTGTCCGCAATTTTACTTGACGGTGAGGTCGAGCGTATCGGTGTATGCGTCGGTGTCGCCGCTCGGGTTGGTGTATGCGGTGGTCGCCTTGATGTGGATGACGTCGCCCTTGGCCAGTCCGGTGCGCTGGACATGGAGCACGCCGTAGTTGTCCACGCGCGTACGGGAGTTCAGCGCCCTCGGCACCGCAGCGACACTAGCCACTGCCGGTTTTTCGGCCGACAGTTCGAACGTCGCCGCGTCGGGCCGGACGGCCAAACCGCCGGTGATGGTGCCCTGAAGGTCCACCATGAGACGCAACGTGTCGCCGGGCGCAACCGAGGCCACGTTGTTTTCGGCGGTGAGGTTAAGGCCCGTCACCGTCTGAGTAATGGTCGGAACGGTCGTGGCATCACCCGTGGTGAACAGCACTGCCGGTACAGCGGGCGTGACCGAGTATACGCCCCAGTGATTGAGATAGTAGGTGGTGCCCAGAGTCTGCGGGTTATAAAAACTGGTGGTGTTGTAGAGCGTGTCGTTGCAGACGAAAAAGTCGCGCGTGGTCAGCAGCGCGATAGCGCCCGCAACCGGGAATTCATCGACAACGACGGTGCGCATTTGAATCTCGGCGCGGTCGATGTTGAACGCGGCGGCGAGGGCGTCAACATCAATCGATGCGAGGGCGTCCGGCGTGACCATGAGCACCAGTTCGTCGTTTGCCGCGAACACGGGTACGGGCACGTTGTTGTACACGGTGCTGGGGAAACGCAGTTTACCGGCAACCGCTCGAATCTGCTTCAGCAGAGCGCGTGCGGTGGTTTCGTCGGCCGGTTCGGTCACCTTGATTTTGTGGAAACCATAGTTTTCCTCATAGTATGCGAGCAGATTGAGCATGATACGGTACTCGTCGTATTCATCGGAGTTGCGCGGCACGTCCATGATACGCGCGACAAGATTGTTCAACCCGTACTCGTCTGTGACGGCGGTACGCAGTTCGTCCGCGTTAACGGTGATGGGGTACTGGTCGCGGCGGTTCTGCGAGTGGAAAATCTGCACCGCGTCGGGCCGGTGCATTTTCAGCAGAGTCTCCACGTCATCCTCATACGCGTGCGCCTTAATCCACTTCGGAACGATTTCTTGAATGGTCGAACCATAGTTAAGCTTCGCGCCCTTGAACGGTGCGAGCGGGTTGTCGAACTGCTGACCCCGGACGTAGGTCATGCCGATACGATTAACAAGGACATCGACAAACTGATTGTAATACTGCTGGTTCATGGGCGCGAACAATGCGTCCATGGTCGCGGCGATACCGTTAACGGTGGGGTCGGGGATGCGCTGTTGAAAATCGTTGGTGCCCGAGAGCCACGCCTTAGCCATGATGGTGCTGTTGTTGACTGCCATAATATGTGTCTCCTAATCAGTCGATAGTCAGGTCAAGGTCTTCGATGGGCGTATCGAGGTCGATATCATCGGTGTCCGAGTCATCATGAGTCTCAGAGTCGCCGTCGGTATCGCCCGCGCCCGCCGCGTCCATGAAAGCGTTCACCGATTCGATGAACGCGGTCAGCTTGGTATCGTATGCATCCAGCTTGGTCAGCACGTCGTCGATTCGACGCGCCAAAGCGTCGTAGTCGTCGGTGCGCTGTTCGGTCTGCTCGGTATTGGTTTCGACGTCGTTTTTTTCGGTGTCATCTGCCATTTTTTAATCTCCTAAAATAATCGGGCTGACAAATAATTGTTTGTCAGCCCGATTATAGCATTATGAGAGCGATTTATACCCGACGTTTAGGAATCGACCGCATTCGACACAGCGCGGCACGTTTCCGTGTCAGTCCCCGCGCTAGGTGCACTACGTCGCGGTATAGCGCCGCTCACTAGCCGACGTAATCATATCACCGGTATCCGCAATACCGCAACATGTCCCGAAAATCGCCGCACGTTTTCAGGCTGTCGAAACGAACGTACCGTAGCCGGTATGCGTCGAAAAGCGTCTGACATAATGGTGATGTGCGTTTGAGCATGACATAGTTCGGTCGGTCATCCAATGTCAGCGTATATGTGTCGCGCATGTCGCGCGGCGGTTTGCGATTGACGTAGTAATAACCGTCTTGCATGTCCAGCCATATCGCAAGCGGCGTATTGTCGTACATCAGCGTGCACAAATGTTCGGCGTTGCTGGTCTTATCCGCAACCATTTCCATATCCGTTTCGGTGCTGAAATCGTTGCCCAAAGCGATTTTCTCCAAACGCCCGCTAGCCATTCTGCCCGCCAAGGTCTGCTTTTTTTCGCGTGCGTATTCCGCGTTTTCGAGATTATGCAACAGAAACGTCTTGTCCAGATACCATGAGTAACCTCGCTTGGGGTTGCCGGTGATACCTGCGTGCTCAAAATAAGGGTTCAGAATATCGCAAGCGTTGCCCAGCAAATAGAGTCGTGGTTCGTTGCCGGTGTCGGCACGCTCACGGGTCACGGTATCAACGATATTAGTCAGGATGTCCCACTCATTTTTCAAGTACCGGTGGTTTTTGTCGTCCTTTTCGAGCACGGCCTCATCCATAAAAATACGTTTCACCCTGTTGAATGTGAGCTTTTTAATCAGCTGAAACTGGGTCATTGCGACAAAATACCCCAGCAATTCCCATTGCGGCTTGCCGCCCTCATTGGGACGCGGCGCAATGTACGCCTGGTTTTTCTCGCACTTGAAAACATACCCAGGATATTCGCGCTGCAACCGGTCAAAGTAGTTTTCGGTCAAGGGCGCTAATTCCTGTGCATGGCGCGTGATTTCCACGAAACGCCACTTGTTTTTAATCCAATCGCTGACACACTGTTTGCGTAGCCCGTAGGTTTTTCCGTATCCGCGTGCGGTGATTACCATTGTCACCGGCGCGTCATACGATAATGTTTTCTGCCAACTGTAATATTTATTGTTCATCAGTGTTGTCCGTTTCCATAAGCGGCGTCATTTCACCGACGTCATCCATTGCCAAAATTCTACCCACACCGTCAACATATTCAATCCACCGCTCGCGGGTATCGACATGTTGCGTGCGACGCAACCATTGCAGATTTTCCACGCTCGCACGTTTGGTCGTTTCGCCCAGCCACCGGCCTGTCGGGTACAGTGCAATGGACTGCGGCACATCGACGTGCGCCGTAGTACCGAGATAGTCGGTCACGTCACCGATAAACCTGTCCACGACCTCGGGGCGGCGCTTTTGCAGACTATGGCTGATGCTGTTGGCCACGAAAACGTTATACCCCAGCACGTTCGGCGCGATTTCCTCGAACGTGTACCCCGCTTTTGCGAGGTCGTTACATAGCGTCTCGATGTGATAGGCGTCTCGGGGCCGCGACAAACCCGCGCACGTGATATGGTAATGCCCGTCCGATTCGCTGATTCTGGCCTTGTTCCACGCCTCGAAATGGTTGGCCCAGCGCGTGCCCTCACCCGCAGTCTCGATGTCAAAATGCCCGATGGATTCAAGCGGCGACGCCAAAGCCGGAAAATTGACTCGGTTGCGGCGTTGCACGACATTGATAGCCGCATCGCTAGCGTCCGCCAAAGGCTTCAGCGCTTGCGACAAATCGGCGTCGGACACGTTTTCGGCTACGCTAGCCTTGATGCTGTCGGTGTCGCCGCCTGTCGGATGTATGGCGTCGCCCAACGTCTCATGCAACAGTTCGAGGGCGATAATGAGGTGCATGCGACTACCCGCGACTATCCTCATGCCGTATGTGTACAGCACTCTGATTTTGTCCGGTATCATCTCGCTATAGGTATCCTGATTGACTATCGTAGTGTTATCGATTTTGATATCACCGTTCAAAACGACAAATGACGGCTTCATTACGTCCATTGCCTGAGTGCCATAAATGCCGTTGAACATGCCTTTAACCGTGGAATTATAATACGATTGCAGAAACTGCGTATTAGCGGTCCCGTTCAAAAGCTCGGTCTTAATGCCCTCGGGTATGCTGTTAGGCACTTTTTCCGGGTATTTTTCGCCCTCTTTATAGACTTTCAACACGTGTTTCATGTCCTGTTTGCGTTCGAAAAGCACGTTGGACTGCAAGGTCACATAGTCGGGTGGTATCGCGAATTTGCGCGTGGCCTCTCCCAGAATGACGTTAAAATCATCATAATCGTACACTTGACTGATGCACCACAATTCGATTTCGTTAACGTGCAACACCGCTTTTTCGGCGCTCATGAGTTTTCCGAACGCGAAAACCGGTTTGAAAGCCCTGTCATACCAACCGGATAATTTAATGTTTTCCTCGGCTTTTTTCATCAGCTCATTATCCTGTAAATCGGTTTTAGTCGCGGTTTTTGTGAATTTGCCCTCGGGGATGATGCCTATACCGGCCTCGGAAAATATAGTGTCTTTTTTCACGCGCAAATTGACAAATTCGCACCTGACATGTACGGCGTTGTTGAATGGTTTGTAATAGTATTTCAGCACGTCTTTCACCGGTGTAGCCATGATATTGACGCAAATATCCCTGAGTATTTTCGTATGTCGCGGCGCAAAATGCACCGGTATCATACGCCCGTTGATGAACGTATGGTGCATTGACGTAACGTCCAATGATACGACGTTATGCCATACGCGATTAGCGTAATTAGCGCTGGTGAAAGTCAGACCGCCTCGAAAACACGCCTTACGTAAGGCGTATTGTTGGAACGTTTTCGCAAATTCCTGTCGGCACGTCATCTCGAAAGCGCTGATTAGGTTGTTACGGTGTCCGTTGGCCTTTTTATACCGTAGCACGCCGATTTCGTGATAGGCCATTTGCCTGACCAATGACGTTTTGGTCAGCACGCGGCAGCCCAGCATATCGGCGGTAAGCCACTCATTACTTTTGAGCAGATATGCCAAGTACGCGGGTATGACCTGAGTATCACGGCCCGCGTAAAAAAGCTCGGTATCTGTCAAGGGCGTTTCGGGCGTCCTGACTAACGAGTAGTCCCAATCCCCCACGGCCTTAGGCAAACCACATGTTTCGCCCATTGCACGCAAACCGCCCATTTCGAGATAAAACGTGTCCCAGAATCTGAGGGCTACCTTACCTTTATCATCCAATAGGTCTACAGTGTATGCGCTGGTGCTGGTTTGCGCGTTAACCGCCATTTTATACGACCGACTCAAAAGATACATTAGCGGTTGCAAATCAAACATGAGATTATACGCGGCAATAACCGGCACGATATCGACACTCCTACCCCAGTTCATCAATTCCGCGACATAATCCAGCATATCGCTAACATGGCGGTAATACCGTATGTCATCCATATCACGCGCGGTGTCGTATTGCGTCAAATCAACAAACCGGATATCATTGATAATAAACAGTATCGGGTAGGCCCGCGTGTTCTCTCCGGTTCCTACGTTCGTTGTTTCGGTATCATACGCCGCGCACACCCGGTACTGTCTCCCCTTTTTACCGTTTCTCACCATTTTTCTATCGCCATTCATTAACGTAATCCAGATACTCCGGTGAGGTTTGTATATCCTCAATCAAACCTTGCATGAACGCAATGTTTTCGGCCGTGTCACCGATAGGCTCATACAAACCCTTCGCCATGTCGAGAGCCGCCTTGTTACGTTTCATTATCATGTCGAAAGCCTCTCCCAGACTGCTAGCCCCAAGTTCCGCCATGATAAGCTTGTTACGTTGGCTAGCGGGCGCGCCTTGCCATATGCGTTGCGTGGCCGTGTAAAAAATCTTGACTTTCTGCGCACCGTACTTTCCGAGCGCGCTTTTACGGCCACGTCCGGCCAAACCGATCTGCTGCTGAAAAACGTAGTTCGCGCGGGCCGTTCCGGACTTGCCTCTCTGAGTCTGAGACTTCAACGCGGCCACGCTTTTGTCGATGCTACGGCCACTGCCGCGATATGTTCCGGCTATCGCCTCATTGAGATTCCTGATGTACCTTCTCAGCACGCGGCGTTCTGTGGCGCTTTTGGACTGGTTGACCTGTTTTTCCAGACTCTTGACGTACCGTTTCGCACGACGACGTGCGTTATACACTTCATCTGACCGTCTGCGCTGTCGTTTCGCCACAACCCGCCACCTATCTGACTGACACCGAAAAAATAAAGGACCGCACCCATACATGATCTAGGCGCGGCCCTATGAATTATAACACGTTAGGCTTCAAGCAATTGGAACTGCTTGTAGGAACGGTCGCCCGAAAGCGACGTTTCCTTGATTTGCACCTTGACGTAGCCGTTAGTGGTGTTGGCCTTGAAATCGCCCTCTACCATATCGACAAGTTCGTTGACGGTCTTTCCGAGTCCGTTGGACTGGGTGAAATACACCTGACCGTCAGCGGCGAAAATATAGGTGTTCTGACACGGATTGCCCGAACGGGTTTGCGTTCCAATCTGAGTCATGACATCAACGACATCGATAGGCGTATCACCCAAGTTCTTCAGCGACGTGGCACTGTTGCGCGCGTTGAACATGCGCACGCGGTTGGCCGGGACGTGCGGGTCGAACGTGATGTACTGCCGAGGCTCGAACCCATTACCGGTGACGTTCGGTGTGGCGGCGTTCTCGGGCAGTTCGCCGGTTTCGGTGACGTTCGGTGTGGCGGCGTTCTCGGGCAGTTCGCCGGTTTCGGTGTTGACGTTCTCAATGGTTTCGTTGTTCTTGTTGGTCATGATATTATCTCCTTTAGTTAATCTGCTTGTATTCGGTTGCTATTTCCAAAAAGTCGAACACGTTGCACTCATACATTACGGTGTGAGTCGTACACCCTAGAATCAAAAAGTTGCTGCCAAGGATATCGCTATCCTCACCGCTAAGAGTGGCGTCACCCTCGGTTCGATGTCGTACCGTGGACTTGACTATCTGCCTTACAGTCGCGTCGGTGACTTTCCCGAACACCTGTAGGATAAAATCACCGTGCGGTGTGGACACTTTCACTTCGTTGGTAATCACTGTTTTTCGTAGGACATCCAAGATACCACCCTTTCACTGGAAAAATTTTTCGGACACAAACAATATAAGGCGTGCCGCAAAATTTTGCAATTGCGACACGCCCATACAGTAATAAAATTTTTTCGTCAGCCTAGCAAAATCTGATTAACTCGATTCTGAACAGCGTCATAGTTCACACCCAATCGCGCACGACGTTCCTCACCAACACCATAATCGCCACGGATAACGGCATTAGCCAAAGCGTCGATATCAACCGACGGCGCACTAGGCGCGGCGGGCGCACTAGGCTGAGACACGGCAGTACCACGCGCGATAGCGTCCAACCGCGCAAGATTGTAAGTACCCGGACACTCGGTAGCGGAAAAATCACGGTGACGGTACAACGGCAAGTCACCATACACGCTACGGATATTAGCAATCAGTTCGCCGATTGTGGCGTAATCACCGTCACTCTGCCTCGGGTTACACTCAATGCTAATGCCCCTGTCATTGCCCATACTGTTGACATTGATACCGTCACCACTAGCCCAACTACGATTATCCGGATCAACCAGACACGCCACACGACCGGCCTCAGCAACATAGTTAGCGCTAGCACCACGACTCGGACTACACAACGTGTTAATCACACCCTCAAACGTCGGGTGCTCGGCCGGGTCACCCCACCAGTGGATAACAATACACGCAATGCCATACGGGCGTCCAACGGTGTAGTTGGGCGAGTCGTACTGGGTGATAAAATCGAAACTCATTTTGCTTCCTTTCCGTTCTTGAAAATTTCCAGAATCCTAGAGTCGGCTAGCTCGGGGTTGATTTCCACGCAATTCTCAAGGATGGACGTAATCTCGATAAGCGAGATAGCAACCACCACCGGAACAAACAACGGTGGAGTAAACCCGAGATTGATTCTACCACTCTCAAATTCCACAAACCACGCGACAAAAATCACCACAACGTAGGAAAACTTGTGAGCAAGCCCCTCACGCATCTTAGCGCTGTTCATACATTGCCCAAGGATTGCCTTAACAACGCCTGTCACGTAATCCGTGAGCATCAACACCCCGGCACAAACGCACCCGCAAACAACAGTGTCATTCATAAATCATCCTTATAATAGTAGGGTCATGCACCTTATTAGTGCATGACCCTACTATA